GAGAATAAGGCGGGACAAGGCGTTAGAGGTGATGCGGTTGCCGCCTGAGGTTCACGCTATCGCGAAAGAGCAGCTGGAGCTATCCGGCGTCATGCTGTTGCTCTACGTGTCAGGAACAGAAAAGAAGGCGTTGCTGCGAACAGCCAACGAGGCCGTCCGGGTATCACATGAGGTCTGGCAGATCGAGCGGGCACAGGTTGACAGGTCGTCAGATGTGCGATGGAAGACCAGCGAGATTGCCTGCCCGCGATGCGACAAGCCGGCTGTTCCAGGAAATCGCCGGTGCGCGTGTGGTCATGAGTTCTGGGGCGCCGTCACGTTCGAGGTGGGTCTATGACCGTCAAGATCATCGGCATCGGGCGAGCGGCCAAGGGGATGGGTTACTGCCGGCAAGGCGCACTGAAGCGCCTGAAGCGCATGCAGCGACGCCACCCGGATATCGAGATCCTGCTGCCGCGGGTCACCAACGAGCACTGGCGAATCAACCTGGACGGGCTTAGCCGGGCCAACGAACTCGAGCGCCAGTCGCAAGAAGCCGACCTGTCGCACCGTGTGGGTATCCTCGAGTCGGATCACCGGACAATGCACAGAAAGTTGCGGCGGCTTGAGCTGTGCGTATTTGGCGAAAGAAAGGCCGGATTGTAGCGCTTGGCGGCCACAGAAAACGGAACCAGAACGGTAACAACGGTACCAGAGCAGCAGCGGATAGTAAGGCGGGCGAAACACAACAGGTCCAAAAAGACCAGATAGCGCCGAGCCTCAACCTGCCAGCAATCGACGCGCCTCCCGAGGCGGACCGGTACTAGCTGGCGGAACACTTCGCTCTGCCGACAGGTAGCGGTAATGCTGTCCCGACTGGCTGGAGCGAGACTATTCACCGCATGCCTACCAGCCTGACCTACCTCCGCCGCAGAATCGTAGACGTCCCTCCCGAGTGGCTCGAACCAGCCGAGCGACGTCGCCGACACCTGACCGCGACCGTAGCCGAACGGGTGGTCGAAAGGCAGTGTCAGAGGGCGGAAGACGAAGCGCGAGAAGACAGCGAGTAGCAAGTGTCTAGACCGACAGACCTAACCGAGGCAGTCCAGGAAACGATCCTGCGTGAGATTCGGGAAGGAAACTACGTTGAGACCGCTTGCCTAGTTGCTGGCGTCACCTACCAGTCCTACTACAATTGGATGAAGTGGGGGAGAGAAGGCAAAGAGCCATACGCCCAGTTCTTTGAGTCTTGCGCGCGCGCGCGCGCTGAAGAGGAGTCCTCGCTCGTCAAGGTTGCCCGCGCCGGCGACGGCAAGGGTGAATCCTACGGACCATCCAAAGCCGCGCTGACGTTTCTTGAGCGCACTCGCCCCCGCAAGTTCTCGCCGCGGTTGAACATCAGCCTCGACAAGGAACTCGACAAGATCATGGGGATCGCGGAGAAGACGCTTGAACCAGACCAGTACGCAAAGCTTGTCGAAGCCATCTGTGCTGCTGCGGGTAGCTCAGAGGAGGCTGGCGAGGATTAGGGCAGCACAGGGCGCGGCTGATAGCGCCGCGATCCTGATTGCCAACCCCGTAGAATTCATCCGCGACAAACTCGGGGACAAGCTCTGGTCTCGTCAGACCCAACTCGTTGAGTCGGTGTGGTCGAACACCATCACTGGCTGCATCAGCGGCCAGAAGACGGGCAAGACTAGATGCGCCGCGGACATTGCCATAGCGTGGTGCAAAGGACACCGCGAGGGGATCGTCCGGCTAGCATCCGCGTCCGAAGACCAACTCATTGACGGTCTTTGGGGTGAGATCCGCCGGTTGTTGTTGGCCCATCCGGAACTCGGCCCGCAGCCGAACCTGGCTCCGTCCACCGGATGGAGGCTGAGCGACGAACAGAAAATCATTGGCGTTAGCGCGAAGGAGGCGAACAGAATCGCCGGTCGCTCTGGCCCTGAACAGCTCTGGATCGTTGATGAAGCCTGCGGCATCGACTACGCCCTTTGGGAGGTCATCCTGGGAAACTTGATGGGCGGTGGCCATCTGCTGTGGCTGACCAACCCGGTGACGATTGGTGGAAAGGTCTACGATTGGGACACCAATCCCGACAGCGCAGCAAATATCGTCAGGATTGACGCCCGGGAAACCCCGAACTTCCCGAGTTCAGTAGACTACACCGGCGACCTAGTTCCGGGACTCGCAACCCCTGAAGGCGTCGAGACCATCCGACGGGACTACGGCGAAGACTCAGCCGAGTTCGATGTCCGCGTCAGGGGGAGATTCCCCAGGGCAGGATCGAACGTCGTCATTCCACTCGGACTTGTCGAGGACGGGATCGCCAGGTGGAGCTCGACTCCAGACAAAGGCCCATTGGTAATAGGGGTCGACGTTGCCAGATTCGGCGATGATGACTCGTGCATCGCCCCGAGGCGCGGACAGAAGGTTCTAAGCCCGGTGACCGTGCATGGTCTCGACACTGTGGCGCTTTCAGGTAAAGTCGTCGAAGTTGCATCCCAGTGGCGTCGAAATAACGAACGTGTGACGCTTGTGGTTGAGTGCAACGGCGTAGGCGGCGGAGTGGTAGACAACCTGCTGGCCCTCGAGAGCGAGTGGCTCACGGTGCTGTCCTTCGACGCCGGCGGTAAAGCCGAGGACGAAGAGAAGTACTGTAATCGTCGCTCCGAAATGTGGTTCGCCGGACAAGCGTTCCTCAAGGACGGAGGGGCGCTCCCCGAGTCGCAGCGGCTCAAGGGCGAACTGATTGCTCCGACCTACGGATTTGACACTCGGGCTCGACGCAAAGTCGAATCGAAGGACGACATCAAGAAGAAGACCAAGCGGTCTCCGGATGTCGCTGATGCGGTGTTGCTGTCGCTGACCCACAACGGGGAAATTGAGTTTTCCGACGTCCGCACCGGGCGAGACGACCGCTGGAACGACTACTCAGACCGAGGTTTCGGCTAAGGAAAAATCATGACAACTGGAAAACTTTCATACGGCGAAACCGCTGGCCGCGAAGTGTCTGAACGCATTGGCGGTTATGTTGCGACAACCGCTCTACTGCAAGCGCTGCCGCTCACCAAGCTGGCGACGGGTCAGATCTGGATCGTCGGAGCGACTGGTCAAGCGTACTGGTACAAGGACACTGGTGTTGCGTCAGAGGGCGGATTGGCTGTCACGGCTGGCGGCAGGATGCTCCCTGTCGGTGTGCAGCAACGCGTTGTCACGATCACTCACGCCGACCTCACACAGGCCTCGAACAACACGGCAGAGACCGAGAATATCGGAATCGCGCTGCCTACCGGTGCAAGGGTGGTCGGCTGCGACGTGTACTTGACCACTCAATTCACCGGCGGATCTGTTTCCGTGTGCACTCTTGGCGTTGGAATTGCCGGAGAAGTCAACGCACTGATCAATGCTTTCGATGCATTGGGATCAACTGCTGCCGCATCGTATGCGGCCGGTGCTTCTGCGGCAACTCGACCCAGGGGTCTTTTCTCCGCTGGCCAGTTGATCGCAACGTTCGCCCCAGACTCGGGCCACGCCCTGCTGGCGCTCACCGCCGGCTCAGTGACGATCAACGTCGACTTCGTGGTCTAACATGATTCACCGCTCGATGAGCTTCTCGACGTTGCTTGATGCCGATGGCATCAAGACGTCGCTTGCGACAACGACAGCTCCGATCACGTACACGGGCGCCGCTCTCAATGGCGCCTATGTGACGACTGGTGTCGCCACGCCTGCGCCCAACGGGCACACGGACGTTGACCAGTACCCGCTGATTGCTCTGTCGTCAGCGGCCGGGGCCTACGTTGACGGGTCGATCGTGCAGTTCATCGGAACCTACCAAGGTGCAGCTGTTACGCGCTCGGCTACGATTGTTGGCACCGACGGAAATGCGTCATTCATTGCCGATGGCCCAATGCGGACAGTTACGTCTATCCTGCAGCCGGGTCAAGCCACGACTGGCGGCGCTTGCACATGGGGATTCACCGATCTGGCAATGCCTGTCATTGACGGAATCAAGCATCCGTTCACGTTCCTGCGCGCAACTGGAGCTGGAAACATCCGGGTATCTCACGTCGGCGGCTACCTCGAAACCATGGCATTCGCTGCGGCTGAACAGGCAGAACCGCTTCGACTCGAACGCATCATTCAAACCCTGACCACGGTGTCCGGGTTCCGCGTCGCCTACTGAGGGCGCATGCCGCATGGGACTATTTTCTCGACTGACCAGCGCGTTCAGGCGCGAGGATTCTGCCATTGTCCAAGCTGCGTCAAGGCGCGACTTGGCAGCGGGCAGAGTCGGGGAAGAGTCGCTGTCGATGCAGTTCCAGCGCATCGGCGGGAATCTCACGCCGCAGATGGTCAGCTCTATCATCGTGCAGGCGGACTCAGGCGACCAGTCTCGACTCGTTGACCTGTCTAACGAGGCGCGACAGAAGGACTGCACGCTTCACTCGGTGCTGCAGACGCGCGAGCTGTCACTCAACTCGCTCGAGTGGCAGGTCAACACAGCAGAAGAGAGCCGGCGCAAATCACGCAAGGTGGCTGAGTTCTGTGAAGAAGCGCTCAAGGCGTGCGATTCGTTTGGTAGGGCGCTCCAAGACCTGCAGGGTGGACCGTACTACGGCCACTCAACTGATGAGGTGCTGTGGATCAAGGATGGACGCAACGTCATCCCCGGCGAGTTCGCCCACATCCATCAGCGGCGCTTTGAGTTTCGACAGAGCGACGGGCGCCTGTGCCTATCTGGGTGCAACGGGCTCGGCGACTTCCCGGTTGACCTGATTGTCGATCAGCCAGCAGGGAAGTTCATCCAGCACCAACCGCGCATCAACGGCGACGTTCCGGCGCGTGAAGGCCTGTCCCGTGTGCTCATGTGGGTCGCGTTGTTCCGCAATTGGGACATCCGCGACTGGATGCAGCTCGCTGAGATGGGCTGGAAGCCGACCCGTCTTGGCAAGTACAAGAAAGGCGCGGACTCGAAAGACATCGATGCGCTCTACGCGGTGCTCGCTAGGCTCACATCATCAGCTTGGGCTGGACTGCCAGACACAACCGAAGTCCTGATCGAGTGGCCCAAGGGCAACGCGGTTGGCTCGACTCACAAAGAGCTTGCGGACTTCCTTGGTGCCGAGATGGCCAAGGCGGTGTTGGGCCAGACGCTCACCACTGACTCCGGAGAGAAGGGTGCGCGCAGCCTAGGAGACGTTCACGACCGGGTGCGCCGTGACATCCTCGAATCGGACGCTAGGGCAATCGAGCAGACCATCAACCGGCAGCTCATTGGCCCGATGGTGCGGATGAACTTCGGCAACGCTGAGGTTCCGCCAGAGTTCAAGTTCGTTACCGCCGAGACCGCCAACGTCGAGTCATTCGCGAACGCGATGGCGAAACTGGCACCGGTGGCACGCATTCCAGCGGCTTGGGCACGAGAGCAAATCGGAGCGCCCGAGCCCGACGACAACGACGAGCTGCTTGGTCCGTGGAGCGACGTTCCGATCGACCCAAAGACTGGGATGCCGGCGGAACCGGAAGATTCAGAAGAGCCAGCCAAAGACGACAATGCAAAGCCAGAACCAACAGAACCCGCAGGCGAATAAGCCGATACAGCTCCTGGCTTTCCGTGTTCGCGCGGAGACGTCCGGCGTTCTGGATTTGGACGTCTACGAGACCATTGGCGAGTCGTTTTGGGGCGATTCGATCTCGGCCAAGGATGTGCTCGGGCAACTGCGCGAGGCCAAGGCCAGCCAGATCAATGTTCGGATCAACTCAGGCGGCGGCGACCTGTTCGACGGGATCGCCATCTACAATCTGTTGCGCGCAAGTGGCGCAAAAATCAGCGTGATTGTTGACGGTGTTGCGGCATCTGCGGCATCGGTGATTGCCCTGGCGGCAGACCCCGGGGCGCTAACGATTGCAAGCGGCGCCTTCATGATGATCCACGAGGCACGTGGCGGCGTCTATGGAACAGCATCCGAGCTCGAAGGAGCGGCTGGGCTGATCCGTAAGGCAAACGCCACGATGTCGACGCTCTACTCGCAGGCGGCAGCTAAGCGCGGGGTAGCTGTCGACGCAGAGACTTTCGCAAAACTCATGGCCGCGGAGACGTGGCTCACCGGCGAAGAAGCGCTAGTTGTTGGCCTAGCTGACGCGGTTAGCGAAGCCCCGGCACTAGCAGCCTCGATCGATCTGTCGGCGTTCAGAAAGACGCCTCACGAACTCACGGCGCGCATCGCGCCACCGGTGCCAGAAGCACCAAAGGAGCCAGATATGAGCGCAGAATTGCAAGCCGCTCTTGACGCGCACAAGGTCGAAGTGGCCACGCTCAAGTCGGCAAACGAGAAGCTGACCATCGAAGCCGAGGCGCTGAAGTCGCAGAACGCCGCCCTAGTGGCAGAGCGCGACGCGGTTAGCGCGAAGCTCCAGGAGATCGAAGCCAAGGCCATCGAGTCCGAGGTCGAATCCCTGATCCCCAACGTGCTTGACGCTGCGGAGCGCGACAACTTCGTCGCTCTCGCCAAGACGTCGCGCGCCCTGTACGACTCAATGGTTGCGCAGCGCAAGCCGCGGAACCTGACCTCACAGATCGTCACCCAAGACCTACCGGTTGCTGTCACCACTGCGTCTGTCGACGCGGATGACCAGTTCAACGCTCTCGTCGAGAAAGATCTCACCTAAGCGGCCATTGCCGCAGGAGTAACACAATGGCCGAACGTGCATTGAAGAAGCTGGATTTCGCCCCGATCATGACCTATGTCGTCGCGACCGGGCAGACCACCACCAAGGGGCTCGGGGTGATTTTCTCCGGCGCCGAGACCACGATCGCGACTGCCGCATCTGGATTCGACGGGTGCTTTGGTGTCGCGCTCGAGACGACCACCGCTGGCAAGGAATGCCAGGTTGCGCTGTTCGCCCCAATCATTCCGATGGTGGTTGGCACCGGCGGATCCACCTACGGCACCAAGCAGCAATTCGTTGCTGACGGCGTGACCGACGCCGCTGCCCATGACTCGAGCGGTTCCACCGACGACATCATCGTTGGTCTAGCCATGCAGTCCGGCGTTGCCGGCGACACCATCGGCGTGCAGGTCATGCCGTCCAACCGAGGCGCGGCCTCCTAACCCCCGCCCAACACTCACGAGGAAACTCAAATGAACGACCTAGTTGATATGGGCGAAACCCAGGACTTCCGCAGCTTCGCGGCGAAGCACCAACCGAACCCCAGGGCGCGCGAGTACGAGCGCTACATGAACGCGCTGCAGTCGAAGCTCGAGAGCAACGACCCAGCAGTAAAGGCGCTTCGCGATCAGATGAACGCGAAGCTCGTGTCCCTGCGTGGCGGAGTTGGCGTCAGCGCCGACATCGGCCCAACCACGGTCCATCAGAACTCGACGCTCTCGAACGTGTCGATCCAGTACGCCAATGACGAGTACATCGGCGACCGCCTGTTGCCGATCGTTCCGGTCGCGAAGAAGTCGGATGTGTACTACATCTACGACAAGCGAAACCGCCTGGCATATCCCGATTCGAGGCTTGGTCCTCGCGGACAGGCGAACGAGATCAGCGAGAGCCGCTCTACCGCGAGTTACCTCTGTGAAGGGCACGGCTTCGAGAACTACGTCGACCAGGAGACCCTGAACAACCAAGACGCGCCTCTCAATGAGATGATCGACCTTACCGAGGCGATTGCTGAAGGCCTTGCATTCAAGCGTGAAGTTGCGCAGGCGGCTATCCTATGCGCGTCAGGCAGCTACGGGTCGAACACCGCGGCAGTCGCAGCGGCCAATCGTTGGGACGTCGGCGGGGATCCTACTGGCCCAATTCAGACCGGTCTCGCTGCGCTGTGGCAAGGCCGTGGCCCTGGCGCTGTTTGGGGCTTCACATCGCTCGACGTCTACAACGCGCTCTCGCGCAACCCGTTCATTCTCGACCTGTTCAAGTACGGCGGGACGAGCCCGGGATTCGCAACTCCGGCGATGATCGCGCAGTTCTACGGAATCGCCGGTCTGCTCGTTGGCAAGGCCCGCAAGGACACCGCCAACGAGACGGCGACGGCAAGCTATTCACGCATCTGGTCGAACGTGTTCGGTTTGGTTCGTGTCGCGGCTCGCCCAAGTCTGCGAAACGCAGCGTTCGGCTACACGCTGCGCAACAACGCTCTGCGGACCATTACCTGGTTCGATCAGCGCGCTGGCGTTGCTGGTGGATACTACGGCAAGGTTACGGAGTCGCGCGACGAGCTTGTTGTCGCTGCTGACACCGGATACCTCATCACTACTCCGATCGGCTAATGGCCAAGGAACAGTCAGGTAAGGCGCCAACGGTTCAGCCCGCGGCGCCTGCGGCTGTCCCACTTCCGGCGGAACCAATCGTCGTCGAGAAGGTCAAGAGCGACCGCTACCGTGTCAAGGGCCCGGGTGGTCTGTTTGCCAATGGCCGCAGCTACGAAGCTGGCTCAGTCGTGCAGCTGTCGGAGCAGGACGCGCTGAGTGTTCTGGATTGCATCGAAGCGGTTGACTGATGGGCAACTACATCGATAAGGAGAAGCTCGAAGACAGGCTGTCTGTCGCTGTCGTGCGTCGAATCTACGACGACAACAACGACGGGTCAGCTGACACCGGGCCGCTCCTGCAGGTGATTGTCGACGCTGAGCGACGATTCGAATCGTTCATGATCGGCATCTACCCGACGCTAGCAGAACTACGGACGAACGGCGGAGAAGCGGCATCGAGCATCGTGCTGGACTTGGCAGAGGCGCTGGCGGTCAAGCGCTTCCCGCGCGCGGCAAATCGAGAGTGGCTGCCGCTGCTCGAGGACGCGACCAAGCAGATGAAAGAGTACCGCACCGGGTTACAGAAGATCCCGGTTCAGGGGTCGCCCAACCCGCCAGCAAACACCGGTGGACGCGTCGAACTGTACGGACCTGAGGTTGTTGCGACTGACAACGATTCAGTCTTTACGGGTGGCTTCGGGGTGTTCTAGTGGCCGACACGCTCGGCCGCCAGACGTTTCCGGCAACCGCCCCGGCGACGGGACAGCCAGCTGGCGACGTCGCGCTTGGCTACCTGTGCGCGTTCCTCAAGGCCTCGGTCAATGCCGCCTGTGATGGCATGTGGGGAGCCCGAGGCGTCTGCCCCGGCCGGCACACCATCGACTACACTTTCCACCACGACCCTCGCAAGTTGTTCGAAGAGGGCAGGCTTCCGGCCCTGTACGCATGGCGCGGCAAGCGCAAGAGCGAGAAGGTGGCTGACAACCTGTGGAAGCAGGTGGGCACCATCGAGCTGGCGTGGGTTGCCGAAGGCGCCGAGGAAGACCACATGGTCTCCCGCGACTCCGCCATGTGGGCAATCTCTGGCGCGATCGACGTGTCGATCCGACGCGACAGGACCCCTACCTGGATCGTCACCGGCGACGCCGACATCATTTCGGCTTACCGGGGTTCGTCGCTTACGCATCATTGCAACTGGTCGCAGTGCGAGCCATCGGAAAGCGCACCCGAAGAGTTCAAGTTCGAGCGCATCGACGGGTC